CCCGGTGAGATTAGTAGTTGCGGTAACGGGCTTGCCTGGCGCGATGTTGCTTGCAGCCTGAGCATCTGCGCCGCCGTAAGCAAATAATCCGGTTGCCATCAATAGCGCCGCGTCAGTGTCGCTAACATCCTGCGTTTGTCCTCGACGCCAGCTTTGTGATTTACCGGTTGATGCGGTTTCAAAGTAGCGTTCGGCAGCGCCGATATATTCAAGTGAGATTGTCATGCTTTTCCTTTATCGGCGCGGTGCTGAAAGACGTAATAAAGCCCACTCCAAGGAATGGGCTTTGATCTGCTTTTAAGCAGCGGCAAATTTGACGACTTTGATCGCCTCGCTATTCACCACAGCGCCACCAACGCGTTTAGTCGTGTAGAACCCGACATAAGGCTTGTTAGTATAAGGATCGCGCAGCATGCGAGTTCCGAAGCGATCAACGATGGTGTAGCCGCGCTTGAAGTTTCCGAACGCGATAGATAGTGCGTTAGCAGCTTTGGCCGGCATATCTTCGGCCTCGACAACGCCGAAACCGAGTAGGCGAATCGGGAAGCCTTCTTGAAGCGACGGTTGCCACAAGTACTGACCTGTGGTGTCTTTCAGCTTGAGGACTTCGAACATCACAGCTTTGTTCATCATCCACACCGAGCCGCCGCGATAAGCCGCTTTCAGCTTTCCGATGACGTCATACAGCACATCTGCCTTGTTTGCTGCGGCGAAGTCGCCAGCGACGCCCGTTGCAACGTGCTCTATGGTGCCAAAAGCGCGGGAAGCGTCAGCGGTTGCGGCAGTGGTGTAAGCCAGGAAGCCTTTGGGCTTGTTGGTGCCGTTGCCGGAGACAAACGCTGCGCCCTCGGCAATGCCGAACTCTTCTGCCAACTGAGCGGCAACATCGGCCTCAACGTTGTAGAACAGGTCGTCCAACGCGTCTTGCGTTACTTGCGGGTTAGCGTACAGCGTGCCCATAGGCGGCGCAACTTCTGCAAGTTGGCTGGTATTGGTTGCCGGGCGGGCTGCGGTTTCACCGACCCAGCCGGAAGCGATACCATTGACGTTGACCAGCTTCTTGTAATCGCTGGTGCCGACCTGAATCACGTTTGCCACCGAGCGAACGGCAGACATATCGCGGGCCAGTTGCTCAACCAGGCGGTCAATTTGCTCAGGCAGCGCGAAACCACCATCTGCCGGGGTGCCTACGCTCATTGCCTTGGCTTGCAGGTCTTTGAGGCCGATTTCGTTGCCTTTACGCAAGAAACCTTCGACAAATGCAGACTTGTAAGCCTTTTTGTCGGCGTTTTCGTCGCTATTGCCCATCAACCCTTGCAGGTTTTGCTTGGCTTCGAGGCGTTCGATTTCCTTTTTCAGGTCGAGAGCGGTCGAAATATCGGCCTGAACCTTGGCTAGTTTTTCCTCGAAATCGGCAGTAGATGCGCCTTTTTCTACCTTACTAAGGCGGTCATCGTTGATTTGCTTAAAATCGTTGAAGCTTTTCTGGATGCCTTCAACCAGGTCTTTAATTTCTTGAGCCATTTTGTTTCCTTTGGACGTAAAAAAACCGCCCGTAGGCGGCTTTAGGTGGAGTGTTGCTAGATCAGCGGATAAAAGATGCACTTAGCTTTTTCAAGGCTTCGCACAGTTCGTCCTGCTCATCGGAATCACTCCGACCTTGCACGGACTTGACGCGGGAAATAAATCCCACGGCTTCGCTTTTGCTTAAACCGCCTGACTCTCTCAGGTAGTTTTCAGCATCAGCAAGAGTTTCGATTGATTCAATATTCTTGACGCCACTGACGCGGGCGGAATCATTGGCCGGGAATGTGACAATGCTGCACTCCCACAAATCGACCTTGTTAAGGGTGCGAATGCCGGTAACTTTGTCGTAACTGTCTTCACGTGTCATAAATCCGACGGAAAGGCCGGATAGCGCCTTCATTTTCATCAATTCATGCGCTTCTGCGCCGCGTGCAGTCTTCAGAGCGAGCTTGCCGCGAACGAAAAGACCGGTTTCGTCTTCGCGCATTTCGGTATAAACGCCAATAGGCTCACCGGAGCGGTGCTGCCAGAGCAATGCCGGCATGCGGCCTTGTGACTTTAGGCTAGCCAGACTGTCATTAAATGCGCCCTTGGCGACGATCTCTTTGTATGAGTCGACGTTTCCAAAAACCGAGCCATAGCCCTCAAAGGTGCCATCGTCGTTAATTGCCTTTACATCAAATGCGCAGTCGTAATATTTGCGGTTCATGGCGTTGTAACCTCGCTTTTTCCATCGTTTTCAGCCGATGTAATCAAATTCATGGGGGTGAGCGGCTCATTTAGGCCGTCAATCGGATTCAGATCCAGCTTTTCGCGGGATTCGTTGCGCGTCATCACGCCGATGGAAACCAGCTTGTAAAGGTATTCGGCAGTGTCTTTCAGCGCCCCGCGCAGCATTCCGACCGGATCGAGAAATGTGTAATAGCCTTCGGCGCGGTCTTTGTCGGTCAATAGCTGGCAATCTGCCGACTGTTCTACTCGCTCATACCAAGGGGTTAGGGTATGCACCAAGTGAGCGATGAACATCTGTTCGGCGCT